GACCAGCAACGAAATAGCAAACTACCTGCGGTATATCGGGCAATTCTATATCGTGACTCAAGCCGTTGACTCGCTTGATCCGAGTCCGGAAAGAAAGGTTTTCTTGTGTGAGTATGATGCACAGGACTATGTGTCGGAATCGCTTCAACATCGCATGGACTATATCGTTCAGCATAGCCCCCATGCGATTGATGAATCCGAATATGAATCGCTGGAAGAACAAGAGTCAGAATTGATCCGCCTGGAAGGGGAGTCGGTCTAATGACAAAGCAACCAAACAACAGCTATCTTTCCCCTGCTATCCCTTGCCGCTTAGAGGGATATACATACGGACGCTTAAACGCATGGGCCTACCCCGGCGATTGCTTTACTGACAACTGGACCATTGAGTCAGTATGCGAAACGGCATCAATCCAAGTTAGGGCAGGGCTTGCAAGGGATAGAGTAGAGGGGACGGACGGGCTGCCAGTGTTCTACTATGACTGACTGACTGCACCACAACCCGCAATCATTAGACCCCGTAGGCATGGCGCTTGCGGGGTTTCCTTGTGTCTATGCTGTCCACACAGCGGCGTTGTGCATGTATCAGGCCTGGACATACCTTGCGATCCCTATCGCCTTCGTGCGGCCTTCTGTGAGCCTGTGAGACCTATGTGCATTTATGTAGAGTCTAACCGTAGTTATGTGCATATGCGAACACCTATTAAATGAACAAGCGTTCAATTCTTTGCCTTGTAATGATTCGCTATGGGTGAGTGCAACTCGAATCACCTCTTGTCAAGTTTTTTCTTTCACTTTGTGCCAGATTCTTTTAGCATTGATGGCATTGACACATTATATAGCCTGATCCGCATGATTAATGCACAAGATATAGTGCATGGGATTAATTCGTGCGACTGTGCTACAACACCAGGCGATTCTTTGGCCTGTCAAGTTGATTCTTTTGCCGCCTACGCTTGTCAACCCCTTGACACTCACTTGGGACCCTCCAGATTCTGACTGTTGCAGATTCGCAGGGGGCGTAGACGCCTCAGAATCCAAAACAAAAGAAATATCCGATGATGTAACACAAGGCTCTAGTTGATAACCATTCGCAACTAGCAGGGATATACACAACTACAAGGCGAGTTAAGCCGAAGATTTACTACACTTTGTAACAATTCGTGATCAATTTTCTTTCGTTCCACATCAATGGGTTATCCACTACAGACCAAAAAAGTGTTCACATCCGTGCAAGAACTGCTACAAAATGAACTTATATATAGATAGAACCCTTTAAGACTCTTAAGATTCCTACTTAAGATTTCTAGCTTAGTAATAATAATACTCATTAAGAAATAACTACTCTTAAGAGTTATACGTAAGTAGGAATCTTAAGAGTCTGGTTACTCCAATAATCAATATGGTTGTGTAGTAATACTTAAGTCTGCTGACTTGAGCTACCAACTTAAGAGTATGATTATTGTAGTATCTATACACCACAGTATATGATTAGTGGTGTAGCATACTTAAGCTACCCACAGTAGATTCCCGAAATTCTGTAGCTCATTGTAGCACAGACCCTGTAGTATCAAACACTATGGGGTAACTATAAAGGGCGTTAGCCCGCTAACTATAATATCCCTTGTAGGATGTAGTATATAAATATGCCCCAACAGAAGCTCCCATACAACGATGAGATTGCCAAGCGGGTTAGAGAACTCACTCGTGCTGGTGTGCCTGTAAAGAGCATCTTTGCTGAAATCCAGAAGTATCAGGATGCTCCGGGCAGCTACACCACCTATTACAAAAACTACGGTTCCGATATGGAGATGGCCCGTGGTGCTGCTGTAGAGGCTGTCGGTAACAAGGTAGTCAATCAGGCCCTCAATGGTGATGAGGATGCTGGTAATACCTGGAAGGCCCGTGAGTTCTATCTCCGCACCCAAGGTGGGTGGACCCCCAAAGAGGCTGTTGAGACCCGTGAGGTTGGCACTGACGCGGAAGAGGAAGAGTCTGCTGTAGATGCCCTGATGAAAGCACTTGGTAAAGATGGTAGTTAGCGCAGCTAAGCCCGAAGGGCGTCGGCCTACCGGCCTTGCTAACGCTGCTATGACAGCGAATGAACTCCGTAAACTGCCCGACGCTCAAGCTCAACAAGCCCTAAGTCAACTAAGCCCCCAACAGTTAGAAGAACTGAGATACACTTGGGAATTTTGGGCTAGACCAGAGCAGATACCGCCAGAGGGTGATTGGAATACTTTTCTTGCCCTAGCAGGCCGTGGTTGGGGGAAATCAAGAGCTTCTGTTGAGTGGGTTAGAGAGCAGGTAAAGCGGGGACATAAGAGAATTGCCTATGTCTGTGCAACAAACTCTGACGTAGAGAGGGTCTTTGTTAAGGGTGAGTCTGGTATTCTGAACGCTTGTTGGAAACATGACAAGACTCACAAGGGCAAGCACCTAGGCGTCCCCGAGTGGTCTCCAACTAAAAGAACATTGACTTGGGCTAACGGGGCAAAGGTGGAATGTTATTCCGCACAAGAGCCTGAACGGCTTCGCGGTCCGCAGTTTTCAGCAGCAGCTTGCGACGAACTTTGTTCTTGGGCCTATGACGAAGAAACGTGGTCAATGCTACAATTTTGTCTGCGTCTAGGTAAGCACCCAAAAGTATTCATCGCAACTACGCCCAAACCTACAAAACTCATCAGAGAGTTGATTAAGAAGCCAACAACTCTTGTTGTGAGAGGTTCTACCTTCGACAACGCTGCTAACCTTGCAGATACGTATCTGAAGGCTGTCAAGGACCAGTATGAGGGCACTCGGCTAGGTAGACAGGAACTCTACGCCGAAATCATGGAAGAAGCAGAAGGTGCCCTCTGGTCCACCGATATGCTTGATGCCTGTCAAATCCCTCAATCTGAACTACCCCCTCTAAATAGGATTGTAGTGTCCATAGACCCTGCCGTGACGGCCAACAAAGAATCAGACATGACTGGTATTGTTGTAGCAGGTGTAGATGTGAACGGCAAGGGCTATGCCTTAGGTGACTACACCGACAGACTGACACCCCAAGGTTGGGCCTCCAAGGCCATTGAACTCTACCACCACTTTCAAGCTGACCGTATTGTAGCGGAACGGAATCAAGGTGGTGACATGGTTCGTAGGACTATTGAGGTAGAAGATGAAACAGTTCCTATCAAGCTCGTACACGCATCAAGAGGTAAGTTTGCTAGGGCTGAACCTATTAGTGCATTATACGAACGTGGCCTTGTCTATCATGTAAGGGACGCAGAGGCTTCTCTAGGAGAACTAGAGACACAAATGCGTACATGGGAACCTCTTGGGTCTATCGGCTCTCCTGACCGCCTTGACGCTCTTGTATGGGCACTTACTGACCTGATGCTCGGTAGTTACCAGAAACCTAAACTCCAACTAGTCTATAGCAATGCTAAAGGCTTACGCTAGTAACTAAACTTAAGGACTTAGATAAGTGGTCGATACCTCCCAATCTATGAGAGACTATGTAGAGAACTTCCGGGCTAACCTCCCGGCGGGTATTACGTATGACCCTATTCTTAGTCGTTACTTCTGCAATGATCGTAGGTTTCTCAATGAGTGGGAAGTTGAGCGTTATCTGAACTACATTAAGAAGTTTGGGTTTACCGCTATCAGTGCCTACGCCGTAGCTGGCCTTGAGCCTGAACTCGTCTTTGACTTTGAGAACGAGGTCTACCGCACCAACGGCTCGACCAGCACGTTTGACGATGCGATGACGTTCAGTCGGTCAGGCAATGCCACGATGGTTGATAGTGATGGAGTGCTGAAGTGGGCACCGCATAACCTCGCATTGAACAGCGCGTCACCTGCCACACAAAGCATCACGGTTGTTTCGGGCGCTGACTATACCGTGGAATGCACAGGCGTCTCCATTGCCCTTTCTGGCGCTGGCACGGGCACTGTCACTGAAGGAAGTCCGGTTGAGATTACCGCCAGCACGACGACGCTTACTCTGACTGTCACAGGCTCAACCGGGACGATGTGGGTCTACCGCTCCGACCTCGGCGGCATGGTCAACAACCCTGACACGGGCAATTCTTACGTCCCGACCACATCCAGCGCAGTCTATCTCCCCCGCCGTGGGCATCACGTCTACAACGGCACCTCGTGGGTGAATGAAGGGGTGTTGGTGGAGTCAGAAGCGCGGACGAATTTGGTTACTTATTCGGAGGACTTTACAGATGCGAGTTGGAATGCTAATGGCACAACAGTCTCTCAGGTTTCTGTGACTGCACCTGATGGTTCTTCTGAGTCTACAAAAGTGACTGAAGACGGCACTGCCGATGTTCACCAATTATACGGGCAAAACGTAAGCGGGGATGTGTCTACCGTCACCGTTAGCGGCTATTTCAAAGCTGCGGAATACAGCACTTTTCAGCTAACTATTGGCTCGTCCGTGAAACAGCCCTACGCAAACTTTGATCTTTCTTCAGGGACAGTATCTGCTACAGGAAACAGTGGAGATGGATTTATCGAAGCTGTTGGAAACGGTTGGTATCGTTGTTCTCTAGTTGGGCTTCCCACAGAAAACGGTTCGTGGATGATTTTCCTTACTGATGGAAACACTACAGCATCAAGAAACCCCTCCTACACAGGCGACGGAACCTCCGGCATCTATATCTACGGCGCACAACTCGAAGAAGGCTCCACCCCTTCCTCCTACATCCCCACCTCCGGCTCCACCGTCACCCGCGCAGCGGATAGCATCACCGTTCCGAGCGCCAAGCTGCCGTGGCCTACGCCGAATGTCATTGGCCCTGAGTTGGTGACGAATGGGACGTTTGATACGGATAGCGATTGGACGCTTGATGCTGCATCGTCGATTGCTGGCGGGGTTCTGTCCACGGCAAAAACAAGTGCGGGGGAAATAGCCAGCCAAGCAGTGAGCATTACCTCTGGGAAAGTTTACCTGATACAATACACTGTTCTTTCTACAGATGGTGAATTTTTGGTTCCTAGGCTGTCTGGAAACTCTGCATCATCTGCTCCGGCCACAACTACAACAGGAACTTTTTCTGCTGTTGTAACCGCAGTAAGCGATTTAGATAAATTTGCATTTAATATTGCAGGCAACGGTCTTACCGCCACCATCGACAACATCTCCGTCCGCGAAATCGACCCCCTCGCCGTGTCTATCCAGATGCAGGGGCGGATGACGTATGCTGATACGGACACAGCCCCAGGCAGTGCAGGAGGAGGCGGTGAAGTAGATTTCTTTATATGGAGAAAAGGATCAAGTGACTTTTTGGATACGGTGCTGGAAACCACCGGCACTAGGACAGGTGAGGTTTTATTTCGACAGAGAGAATCAACATCAGGCTTAGATGGTGCGGATTCATCAACAGATGCCTACTCCCCCGGCCTGAACGTCCCCTTCAACATCGCCTCTCGCCACGGCTCTACGTTCGTCAACGGCGCGGTAGACGGCACGGCACTCACAGCCAACACCACACCCACAGCCCTGCCTGACCTGTCGTCCACGGACCTCGAATTGGCGCAAAAATATATGGGCACAATCAAGCTGTTTCGCATGTGGGCTGACGACCTCGGTGATAGTGGTATAGAGGAGGCTTCGCAGTGAATGAGGAACCTCTCGGAACTTTCATAGACGATACCCGCGTCTACGTTACGCTGGAAGGCGGCAGGCTCTGGGCTATGGTGCGGGCAACGGACAAGGCTACGTTCGACCAGAAAGCGCTTGAGGTTGGCCTGAAGGTCTATACCAACCCTGCGCAACCCGAGATACTGGACGAGGAAGGCAACGTGGTCACACCCGCCGTCGAAGCCTCTGGTCCGCTCATCCCTGCCCCCAACGTCACGATCACCGAGATGGGTCCGCATGTCCTTGTGCCGGGTGTCTACGACGAGGATGGTAATGAGGTGACTGCCCCTGTGCTGGACAACCGCTATCATGTAAACTTCTGGCTGGGTCCGAATCTTGTTGAGCGTGGCCTGTGGAAGCAGTGGGCGCTGGCGTGGACTACTAATGGTTATCCTGTCATTCCTAACAACCACGAAGAAGCTGTAGAATTCCAAGGAATCGAACTGATTGATCCTGTTACCGTAACTACACCAGCAAATAGAATGCTTTAAATTTCTGAGAGTTGTAGACTTTAAAGATGAAAAAATGCCGTGGTTCAAAAGGAAATCCTTGTGTTATTGGAGATGTAGAGCAGCCTCTTTCTGAGTTCTACAAACAAGTGAGGAACAAAGGCGGGTACTGGCACACTTGTAAATCTTGTGACAGAGCGAGGCTTAAAGAGTCCTACCAAAAAGATCGAGACAGGATTCTGGAAAAGACAAAGGCATACGGTAAATCGAACCGCCACATTACCCGAAAAGCCTCTAAAAAATACTACTATAAAAATCGAGAAGCTAATATCCAAAGAAAACTCGATTGGTGTAAGAGCAACCCTGAAAAAGCTGCTGCAACGGCGGCGGAATATCGGGCAAGGAAGAATAAAGCCACCCCAACTTGGCTGTCAGAAGGACATAAAGAACAAATACTGAAGGTCTATGAACATGCGCGTGAGTGTGAGATGTTGACTGGGGATAAATATCACGTAGACCACATTGTGCCACTTAAAGGTGAGAAGATAAGCGGGTTGCACGTACCTTGGAATTTACAAGTCCTTCCCGCAGACCTCAACATAGCAAAGAGCAATTCTTATGGTTAAGCGACTCTCAGAAACAGAAGCTAAGACGATTCTCGGGGTTGCTGGCGAGAATACTCATAATGGTCAAATCCGCTCGGATGAGTTCATTCCGGAATTGCGTGGGAAACGCGCGATTAAGAAATGGAAAGAGATGCGGGAGAACGATTCCACCATCGGCGCTGTTATGTATGCAGTGGAGCAAATTCTTCGTGACGTAGACCTTAAGGTTCAACCTTCTGACCCTGACAATGAGGCGTCCGTCAATGAGGCAAACTTCCTTGAGAGTGTCTTGGAAGATATGGAACACACTCTTGATGACCACGTATCAGAGAGCCTGTCGTTCCTGAGCTACGGGTTTGCTTGGTTTGAGGTAGTCTACAAGCGCCGTGAAGGTATGGACACCCAAAACCCTAAGAAACGCTCTAAGTTCTCTGATGGTCGTATTGGTGTCCGTAAGATTGCCTCCCGTGCGCCTTGGACTGTATCTCGCTTTGAGGTAGACCAGAAGACTGGTGAGATTCTTGGGATGTATCAAGAGGGTTCCTACGGCAACCAGAAGCACTATATCCCTAGCCGTAAGAGCCTCTACTACCGCACTACCAGCATTAACGGTGATCCTTCAGGTAGACCCATTATCCGTAATGCCTACACCTCCTATGAGTACCTGAACAACCTTCAGTCCATTGAAGCTATTGCAGTTGAGCGTGAGCTTGCTGGTATCCCTGTAGCTCGAATCCCTGCTGAGTATCTTTCTGCTGATGCTACCACTGCACAGAGAGGCT